TGACTTTCTTCCTTTTAACGAACGGATACTCCCGTTGGATGCAGGAGACTTTAGACGGTTTTGAATAGAGGTGGAAACTTCCTTCACGAAAGGTATTTCAGAATGGTATCTTTTTATAAGTTCTTTAGCGTCTTCAAAAGTTAAGTCTAACGAATCAGCTAGTCGTTGGATTCCCATGCCATACATCAAAGCCAAATTTACAGTTTTCGCGGTATTTCGAGGGATTGAAGCAACCTGTGAAACAAGCGTGTGAAAATCAACACTATTATCTTTATGGAACGAATCTACGAATTGCTGAACGCCCGGTATAGGATCATTTCTGAGGTCGCCTAAAATCTTTGCGTAGTGCAAAAGGATCAAGGGTTCCTGCTGCGAGTAATCTATTGAACAAAACTTCTCGTCCTCTTCAGCTAGAAACAAAGCGCGAATTAATCCGGCGACCTCTTTGTTTCGAGCAGGAAAGTTCTGGCCGTTGGGGTTTGACATAGACAGCCTTCCTGTAATAGCTCCACCAGATTCAGATTTTATCTGGTGGATGTCAGGATGGATTCGATTGTTGACACACGCTTTTTCTAGTAAACCGTCAAGGAAAGTTCCTGATACTTTATTCAGTTCCCGTGCTTCTAAAATTAAAGCAGCAAGGGGGTGTTCGTGTTCGGACAAAAAGTTCTTGGTGAAAGAAGGTTCTTTACTTTTTGCTGTTCGTGGATACTCTAACCCAAGCTCGTCAAACGCTTTTCCAATGCTACGAGCCGCCCAGATTTCTACGTTAGTGTTGGTCAGCTTTTTAATTTTAGAGAGCGTTTGTTTTTCACGCTTCTTAATAATCTCTCTGGTTTTTTCTGCTTGGTCTATGTCTAGCCGTATACCACGAAAGGTCATCTCTACGAGGATGGGTAGTAGGTCGGATTCCAGTTCCCAGACTTCACTCAAATCCTGCTCGACCAGCATAGACTGCTGTTTTTGTACGAACAAATCAAAACAGAGCCGAGCATCCCACTCTGCATAAGCACCCACGAAGGACGAATGTAATTTATACATATTCGCTTTATGATTAGAGTAGCCGAACGATGCGGCTGCATCCTTTAGTTCTTGTTCGCTTTTTATTTTTCCGAGATAATCAAACGCCACACTATTAAGGCTTAGTGAATANCNNTCTTCCAATAATCCAGCCGTAACCATTGTGCAAATGATCCGAGGGCCATCGACCTTGAACCCTTCTCGTTTAAGCCAGCCCAAATCATAGTTAGCGTTATGGCAAATTAAATTCTCAGTATTATCTATTGCTCTCTGCACATATTTCTTAACGCTGGAAACAGGTAGGTTTCCTGAATCGTGTCTTATAGGTAAGTAAAGTTCCCAATCTGCTGTAGCAAGGGCTATGCCACAAATAAATCCTTGGTCCGGGAATTTCCAACTAGGACCGTGNNTTTTAAGNAGNGGNTCANNTGTCTCGACATCAAGTGCTAAAAAAACGTATTGGCTGATCTATGTTTGGTAAAGAGTCTATTTCAGGAGGAAGCCAATCGCCTTCGGGCTTACTTCCAAAATTTAAAGTGTCTGCCAGGTGACTGCGTACCATTTACTTTAATAATTCCAGTTGCGTAGCGTTTTGGGTTTCCGACATTTCTCCAGCTAACGCTATATAAGCTGCTGCGTCAACAAAGGAATCCATGTGAGATTCTGTTCGACATAACCTACACACTTTTAAAAGAGCCATCATAAGTGCAACGTGGTGGGGTTTTAATTGTCCGTTACACCTATCTATGACTACTTGCCACATTTTACAAATGTCTCGATGGTTCTCTAAAGCAGGGCCATAAATTTCCTGCCTGTCTGTATTTATCAAGCGTTGTGCTTCCAATAAAATTTCGTTTCTATTCATATCACAAAACTCCTATTGTAATCTTGAGGTTCAACTAGATAAAGGTTTTCCGTAGGTCGAGAACAAGCTACATAAAAAACTCGGTGGTTTTCGTAGTTTTCATTGTTTTTAATAGCTGCTGTGGTTAGGTCTAAAAACACTACGACGTTTTGTGCTTCAACACCTTTTGCACCATGTATCGTACTCAGTTGGATGCGAGGTGTTTTTTAGATGAAACGAATCGTCACCTTTTCTCAAAATACTAGTCACATAAGTTTTATCTACAGTTATAGTTTTACTATCAAGAGCCTCGGACCATATTTCATCGACCGAGGCCAGCAGTCCATAATCCGAAACCAGTTGGTCGTAAGTAAGAAACAATTCCTCAGACACGTTTAGTTTTTTAAATCCTCGTTGTACCTTACCCCCATTACCTGTCATGTACTTATACATGATTTGTACGTTTGCCGCAGAAACTTCTTTACCTTTTCTCAGGCGTTCCCAAGTAATGATAGCAGTAGTAAGATTATAACTAATGCTGCGTCCACCATTACGCATGAATAGATACCCTGCTGATTTTAAATCTTCAGCTACGGTGTCCAGCATGTAATTCGCCTGCGCCAAAATCAACCATTCACCAGAACTAAAATCTAATTCTTGTAAAGAATTGATGCGTCGTACCGATCCTTCCTCTTCTTTTGGTCGATATGCTTTTTGCTGTCTTTTATTTGACGGAATAGTATTTATAATCCTGCTAATAAGTCGGTAAATAGATTTCGGAGTGCGATACGATTGGTCTAAGACCTCGGCTTCACCTTCAAAATGCAGAAATTCTTCCGGCGAAGCTCCTGTGAATCCGTAGATCGCTTGATCGTCGTCACCTGCCAAAATTAAATCTTCGGTATGGTTTTTTAAATTAGCTACTATTTTCCATTGCAACGGTGATAAATCCTGTGACTCGTCAATACAAATCAAACTAAAAGTTTTAGGTAACACTAAATGCATGATACTTTCAAACTCGGTTAGCATATCTGTATAGTCTATTAAACGAAAGGTTTTTTTAAACTCCTGGTAGCTTCTATCAATAAAGTCTACTTCGTTCCATGCGTAATTAAAATCTGTTTTATTATACTCTTCACGTAAAGTAGACATCTTTAGCCGATACAAAGAAAGCAAACTAATAATAGGGTTGTTTGTTTTAGTGCGTCTTTCTTCGTCTATGCTAACGTCAAAATTCAAATTAACTCTTTTACCAAATTTCTTGTAGTCAGCTTCTGTAATTACCTTTCTGTCTTGAATAGAAAGGGACTGGTAACATAAAGAATGCAATGTACGAAAATAAAACAACTGTTCCTTTTGCTCGCTTTCGCTCAGACCTAGTAACCTGACCGCTCGTCCTCGCGCTTCTGAAGCTGCTTTTGTAGTAAAAGCTAGGTACGCAATACGTAACGGACTAACTCCTAACTCAAGACGATCAGTCACTTCAGCTAGTAAACTAGTTGTTTTGCCTGTGCCGGGTGGACCAAACTTCTTGTATGTAGTCAAAACGGAACGTCCTCTTCTTCAAAGGAAGCTGCTTCTAACGCAACCGATTCATCAGGATCAAGCTCGTCAATCCGCCATGCTCGGACACTAGCTTTGTTTTTAAGACGGATGGTTATAGATTCTGCTCCTAGTTCTCGTAGCCTAGCGCTAATATCGGTTCTAGTTTTATAATGAGAAAACTTATTACGTTTTAAATACGCATCAAGGTCCATGAGCCGAAAAGTGTACTGCTGTTTTTCTTCATCATAGTATGGTCTACGAAGTAAAATCTCTTCTTTAACCTCACTTAATTGCGACTGCAAAAAAGAAATTAAATACTCTTTAAACTGACCGCTGATAGAAACCTCTTCAGAAACCGAAGTTATAGCGTGATATTCTACCATTTCAGATAGAAGGTCTGCTATATTTGCTTCCCAATCTTTTCGCGCCATCGAAGGCGGCAAAACATTTAGTTGTTCTAGGGCAGCTTTCTGAAACTTGGGTTGCTCCAATAGCTGATCGGTCTGTAGCTCCAGCCCTTTTGAATCTACGTCCACTACCCAAAGCGGCGGCTCTGAGTCGTATTTACGTAAGCTGGTTATCGTGCAAGTTGCAATGCCGCCTACCCCGAACTTTCGTGTTAGACAAAGAGACTTGTTACAAAAATTACAGATCGGCTGGTCGCCGCACTTATATCCGTAGGTCTTTACGTTTAAGCTTTTAATCAAAGCTTCGATCTCTGCCCTGTTTAATGGTGGGTCTATACATTTTTTGTTGTAGTCGTAAATTTCCATATCCCATGATTCTGGAAACCGTTTACGCAGATAAACGCCTATGCTGAACAAAGCGTTATTCCTATTACCTTTTGAAATCTTCTTACCGTCTTCTGTAAGAATAACCAAGCAAGGCGGTCCTTCCTTAAAAATATCTAGCTCTTTGGGTTGTAAAGAACCAAGGGCCACGATCTGATCAGGCGTTTGTACTTTGCTGTCGTACAACGCAAAAAATTCTTCTAAGGTAGCCGCTTTTCCATCAGGTTTATAAGCATATCGGCTTGGCTCAGAATTGCAATCTTCATAAGGAGCGTTTATTCCATTTCCTACATCGTTTGCCAAAAGCTCGGCCTGCTTTGGAAATATTTCAGAGGTAGAAAATCCAAGTAAAGAACTGATGTTTTTTAAAGTCGTCTGCATATTAGCTGCACTGACAGCAGGGCTAGAAAACAAATAAGCGTGTACGCCGCCTGACTTACTGCGAAACAAAACTATAGGAAGGTTTAGCTCTTTTATTTTATCTAGGATTTGCTGATGGTTTAGGTCGGTGTATTCGNCTATATCGATACAACCAAAATAACAGGTGTTGTCTCTGGTTGTTGGAAACACGCCGATACTTGGGCCTGTGCCGTCTAAGTGAGACTCTANTGCCTCTTCAATACTAGGTTTTATATTCCCNTGNTTATCAACAAAATTACCAGTCTCGTCCTTAGAGTAAACAATATTATAGCTCTCACGCTTTTCCTTTTTCATTTGGCGTATTGCCTTTATAAAAAAGAACAGAGTAAGCGTCTGTCAGACCAGAAAAACACTTAGCGTATTTTTGGGCGGATTCGCGCATAGCAAAAGAAAAGGCGGCNNNNGCCGCCTTCCCAATCCTAATCTACGACGGATGCTATGGGGTTTATGTCGGGCGCTACCTTAGAAGAACTTTCTTCATTAAAGCTGCTGTCCGAAACGCCGTCCTCTTCTACCGTTTTAGCGAACGCCATTGCACGTTCAACCAAGTGTCCTTGATCTCCACTAACCTGCGATTCATGTGATATTACAAATCCCTTAAAACTACCTTTCGCGTTCGTTTCATCAGTGGTGGCAATACGATAAATGTTAGCATACCGAGGTGGTGTGAAAATATTACCGTTCGCACCAGTTCTGGTTTGTGCATTGATGATAGAGTTCCAACGCCTAGAGTTTTTAAACTGTGAGGATTTCATAACTAGGATAGCTGGTTCAATCCCACCATCTTCCTTAAGTATTAGAACATAATGGTTTGCTTGTTCTTCGATATAACGACCATCAGAACTACCCTTGATGTATAGTTTCCTGTCGTCAGGATTTTGAGCATTAAGCTGCGTTTCTGGAAGCTGATCGGCTGGCGAGAACACATCTAAGGGAGGTCTTCCACCCTCGATAGTGCCACCAGGCCAAACGAGATAGCGCCTGTTAAAACCGCAGGGAACGACAAGAACACCTTCATCGCCTTTAAAGATATCGTAAGTCACGTTGTTGAAGATATCTCCCGGCTTACCACCCTTATCAACTAAAATTTGTTTAATATCCGCTTTAGTCTGATCTTGAAAGATTTTTAAAAGCGGAATAACGGTATCAGTTGGGGCGGTTGCAAGCCCCTCCCCTGCATGTGCTTCAAACAAATTATCTACTTCGGTTAAAACTACTTCCTGAATTTTTTTCTTTGCTACTGCTTGTTTTGCCATGATTCTTATCCTTGTTTTATAACTGCTTTTTGGCCCGTAAACACTCCAAACAATTCGTTCGGAACACTCCTGCCGTTTATTACGACTTCTTCTTTTACAAATGCTTTTAAAGTGTTGGTATGCACAGATTCTTTTGTGGAAACTGCAAGCCCATGAGATTCAGCAAGTTCTATAAAGTCAGCGCGTCTATCATCCTCGCCCTTTCTAAAACTCATACTCACATCACTTCTAATAATGTCTTGAAAACCATTTTCCCGAAGCCAGCTAAAGGCTTCTTCTTGATTGTCCTTAGAGATGTGAGCGCCCACCGTTGGAACCACGGATATTGAAGAACCGTCCGAAAGCGTAAAGCCTGTAAGATTAAATTCAGCCATCAAGTCAGGTAAAGATTCGGAAATAATTTTGTTATGTACCGCTTTCAGCTTTTTTAAAGCGGCTTCGGCTTCTTCGATTTCTTTTAGTTGACGTTGTGCCACATGAGCAAGTTTGCTAACACCTGACATTCCAACTTCACTAACATTCAAAAAGGAATCTTGCTCTTTTACAGGAGCCGAATCCTCAAATAACTGATCTACTGATTTTTGCATTTGTCACCCTTTCTTTAGGTCATGTATTGAGGAAGGCCAGTCCTCGGTTTTATAAGCCAGACNTTAGAATAACATTATTTATGCGATAGTCAACAGATAGTTGCTTTTTTTTATAAAAATAATTTAAACTATAAAAAAACTACATACGGCGAGAAAATGCTACAAAAACATAATGAAGTCTCACGAAATGCGGACTCTACGCATTTATTAGGAAATACAGCAGAAACTATAGTAAAATTAGAGTTGTTGAGTAGAGGTTATTTTATTTACTCTAACGATTTTGCTCACGGGCCTGCGGATATCATAGCTCTCAAACCAGAGCCGAACCCCGAAGTGTTAATGGTCGATGTTAAAAGCGAATCAAAAAGATTCCTGAAAGGCCGTAACCAAAAAACCCGTATTTCAAGAAAACGAACTGCAACACAAAAGAAATTAGGTATTGTGTTTGCGTAT